AGTTTGTAGAGCTGTTAAATTATTCGTATCATTACTTAACGTAGTCGTTAAAGTGTTAATTTGATCAGCTAAACTATTAGCTGTAGTTACATCATTAGCTGCTTTAGCGGCATTATACTGATCAACTAAACTAGTATAATTGTTGTAGTCGTTATTATAACTGGTATATGCTGTGTTATAAGCGTTATTTGCGCTAATTAAATTATTATACGAAGTCTGCGCCGTTGTGTATGCTGGCGTTACAGTATTTGTATAATAATCTTGTTGCTGTTTTTGCTGATCGTTAATGCCAGAAATAGTTTGGTTAACTTGAGTTGCAATATCCGAACCAGTTTTAGATAAATACTGGGATACGCCTTGCGCCAAATCTGTATTTTTTAATGACGAACCAATTTGACTTAAACTGGTGTTAACCAAACTACTAACAAACGTGGCACCAATGTTTTGACCAGCTACTGCAGAAGCGCTTGTAGCTCCGGCAATTTTACCAGCAATTGTAGAAACCGTTGAACCTAATCCAATATCTTGCGCACCAAGGTTTACACCACCACCAACAGCTGTACCAACACCAGTAGCTAAACCAGTTAATAATGAGCTATCAATATTACCAGTCATAACTAAACTTTTAGCTGCAGCACCAACTGCATTGCCCGCAGCACCAGCTAAAATTTGCTGTGTTGCGCTGTTCATTATGCCGTCTAATTCAGCGCCGTATGCGCCGGCATAAGCTGTTGCTAATACGGATGGTGCCACTCCAGCTGAGGCTGCTTGCGCCATACTATTGGCAACATCTGGTGCCAAATTATATGATTGCTGTAACGTATTAGCAATTTGATCTGGAGGAATGCCTTGAGCCACCATATTACTCGCATCTTGTGTCGCAATTGATGCAGTACTATCTGCAGCTGGGGCCAACAACGCGTCGCTAACACCGGATGCAATATTACCAGCAACATAAGACATTGCAGCACCCTCAGCTGCTTGAGTAATACTGCCGCCGTGTGCAATTGTATCTGCTGCAGATATTAATGGAAGCGCCCATGCTTGTCCTGTAGCTACCGCAGCAACTTGCGCAATCGTACCAATCGGGTCGCTTTCAACTTTTTGCACAACAGGTTTAATTGCGTTACCAATGTGCTCTACCGCACTTCCAACAGCACTGCCAACTTCTTGAACGACATTACCAATGTCTTTAATTCCACCAGTAATGGCATCACCAACATCAGTTGCTATTCCAGTAATTACTTGTACTACGCCGCCCATTATAGTCCACCTTTATCGTTTGGTTGCGCACGATCCGGTAAACCGCCTTTATGGGCATCTCCAAGATTTACAATAACAATATAATCACCGTCTTCTTTTTTCTGAATACGATAACCCATGTTAGGGAATGGCCGATGGCGTTTTACGTATTTAAAAATACTTAATAAAGACGGATCACTAAATTGGGTTACCAATGTTTTAAATCCCGCCATTCCAATTGCTTTAGTAAATACTAAAGAATTGTGCAGATAATTTGGAATGGTATCTGCATTAATAGCTCTAAACTGAGCAATTTTTCCGTCTGTAGGAGATTGATGAACCACAAAAATAGTATTGCCTTCGCGCATCATTAAGGCCTTCATTTGATACGCTTCTGCAGTAAGGCTCGCTTTAATCTGCTCGGCCGAATGCTTGCCCCCAAGTTCTTTGGCTGCAATCTTAATAATCTCGTCTTGCGAGAGCTTTTGATGTTTAGAATCGACAAAAGATGACATAGGGTTTTCTACATATATTAATGCAAAAAAAGGGCATTAATCGCCCTAAATCAATAACTTGGGCCGTTGATAATTAATGTAAATTCGTTGGCCCAATCTTGCCAATTTTCAAAATGATCTGGGCTAGGAACAGGATACGGTTCAAAAGCGGCCATACTAGACATTTGCTGAGCAGCTGCTTTCCAGTTTTCTTCTGGCGCAAACATAACGTTTTGGCTGCCAAAGTAAATAGCCATATTACCGTTCCAATCTTCCCAGCTCATCATGTCTGGCACACATGGAAAAAACTGACCAACTGATAATTTCTTAGGGGCGCTCATCACCAAACTCAGCGGTAATGATTAACTTACCCATTTCAAAATTACCGTCAATTACGTTGGACTCAAATTTTAATTGAACTAAACGATGCTCTACACGCAGGTCAATTTTACCGGTATCTGGATTAAAATAATATGGGCCGGAATCTTGTTCATCTGCTTGCATGGAACCACTGGCAAATTTACGACCCAAAATGGTCATAGACATTGGGCCAGATTGTAAGAAGTTAGGTTCAACGCGGCGTAAATGCATACGACGATTAATACCAACTAACGAGTTACCACCCGGCGTGCCAGAGATCCAACTTATATCGCTAGTAGTAATACTAGAATAAATTGCCGTTTCACCATTTAAAGCAATTTGATTCTGACCATATTCGTGTTGCCACAAATTAAATCCACCAGTTACATAATATACTGGCTCACCAATAACAACCGTTGGTGAAAAATTAGTTGAACAAGTAACTAAGGTAACACCCGGTGGTTTAACTGTGGTGTTATAAATATTTTGACTTGATGTAATTGTATAAGTTGGAGCTTGTGAATTTTGTGAAAAAGTCAAGCTATCACCGGGACTAAATGTAGCGGTTTGATCGCCAGCTAAATAAATTTGATTGGCATTAGCAACTGGCAAACTAGCTGGATGCTGAATGGTAATTTGTGGAGTACCATAAATAGGGTTGTAATTCCAATCAATCCAAATAGGATTGGGGAACAATTCAGTAGTGTATCCACAAGAGCGTTGCGCCCCTACTGCTTGACCAGCATCATACCAAATCTTATCTTTAACATTATAAACAATAGCATCAGTACATTCTGTAGCGGTGCCACGGGGATAAAAGAACCAAATCTCATTGTAGCGCGGCACTTTAGTAGCCCACACTTTTTGACGCTGTTCATAGTTGATGTTGTCAAAAAGGTAATTTACGTTCTTATCATTAGCTACTACCGTGACTTGGCCGTTATACGCATAGAAGCGATCGATACCCATCCACCAATAAACACCGTCCATCTCAACAATTGCGTTTGATGACATGATTGAGATTTGGCTAGAAACAATATCGTAGTTCCAATATGTCGATGGCACACCGCTTGCGCTTGCTCCAGCTGGATTGAAAGTAACACGAATTAAACTATCGGTCGCCCAGAACAATCCTGATGGTGAATTGGTACCGCCACGCATTGGCATACCTTTTACAATCTTAGATGCCGATACGTTAACTTGGTTGGCTAGTGGGCCGTTCCAATCATAAAAGTTTTGGTTGCCGTACGTGCCGTTAACGTTATTGTTTGCAATAAAACCATGTGAGCCATATACAAAAATAAATGGATACAGAACACAAACACCACCATCTACGCTGATAGGTTGATATGTTGGGTTTTGGCCAGTACTATCAGACAATCCAGTAAAGGTCCAGCTATAATTTTTGCCGGGAGTAATTTGACCGACCAATACTTGAGATGGCACACCGTTGTCAATATTAACTAAATTTTTGCCGGGATGCGCAAATACATACAACTGACTGCCGTATGGACTAAATTGAGAATCAAACTGCCAATCATTTACAAATGGGCCGTATGGTTCATCTGGCGTAAATACGGCATTGGTAGTTAAATACGCGGTGTTAATGGTGTTTGATAAACTGCCACCAGTAATCGTTACTGTTGTGGCATTCGCGTTTGCAGAATAGCGCGAACCCGTAATGGTGTATGTGGTTGCATTACTAGTTTGCTGGAATATTACAGTATTGTTTGCCGAGAAGGCTGTGGCGTTGCTATTGCCTGTAATGGTAAATGCTGAAGCATTAACATAGCTTACATTAGCAAACGCTGTACCGGGCAAAATAGTAACTGGGAAAGGACCGCTACCCGTTGCAAAAGTTGTGCCAGTGGTAAAAACATCTAACTCTTTATAGTTACCAGCAAAAATATAGTTAACGCCGTTATATGGTTGTGATACCATACCACGATAAATGCCAACTAAACTGGTAAAGATTGAACGGTAACCGCCCATCTTTTTTGGTACGCCGCGCTGGAAACGACACCACACACCGTCGGTATACTCGTCGGTCTCAAAGTAAGTACCATCGCGTTTAATGCCAGCTGGAATTGCCAGTGTGTAAATCTTAGTAAACTGCGATGTATCTTGCTGAACGTTATCAGCTGCCATTTAGAATGTCCCGCCGCCAAGTGATTTGGCGTTTAATGAAGCAAGCACATTAACTGCCGGAGTCGATGGATTAGAACCATCCATATTAACAATTTCGGTTCCATTTGCAGTTAAACCTAAAACACCTGTACCTACTAAATACATACCACTTGTTACATCATTGTTAAATGAATATGCTGGCAATGATGCTGAACCATTAGCAGCATAAAATAAGCCGGTTGCTGATGATGTTAATACATATAAATTAGTACCATCACTTAGTACTGTAGAAATATTACCAGCGGACAATACCAAAGGTGTCTGACTACTTCCTTGACATTGGAAAGTAATGTTATAGCCAGTTTGGTTTGTGTTATTAACCAGAATATAAATCTGGGTAATGGCCGGTAATGTTACTGCTAAACTTTGTGTGCGTGTACCAGATTGCGCAATATAAGTCTGAATAATCGGTGCATAAGATACTAAACTAAACGTATTGCCAACTATGGTATCAACATCGTAAGTTGCTGAGTTAAAAGTAACAGCTGACGGGGCCACCCAACCAACAGTAATGAACCCGCCACTAATAGAATCGTAAAAAATAAAACCAGAATCACCCGGATTGGCAACAATCTCGCTGTTACCATTAATTGAATTTGGTGATGTGGCATAAATGTTTAATGAACCAGATCCACTATTTCTGAAACCAATCCACCAACCAGTTGATAAATTTTGTACTGGAGGAAGAGTAAATGTGCCACCACCAGCTCCCCAGTTAAAGGTAGCACCACGGCTTGCATCAGTGATATTGGGAGAAGATGTTACATCGACTACGTTTTCAGTTACAGCTAATTTACCGTTAGAAGTAGTTAAACCAGCTCCGGCTAAAGTAGCCGCATCTGCATAAGATGTACCAGCCGCAAATGTGACGTTATTCCAAACACCACCGGCAGTTGTATTATTAGTAAGATAAAAATACTTACTAATACCCATTGGTACGCTAACGGAGTTTGCGCCCAAATAGTCTTTAATTGTAAAAGTATTTGTTCCCAAATTGCGGAACAAAATATCCGCGCCAACCGTGCCTTGATCTGCTTCTGGTAAAGTAATGATAGCAGCATTGGCGTTAGCACTAGTACAAACGCAATCGATAATACGAGCAGCAGGAACTTGACCAATTCCTTGATTAACAATAGATGGCCAATAGAGTGGTGTGGAAGAACCGAAAGAAAGTGCATAGTAGGATACATCTGTTGGAGTAACAACAGTCCCAGTGAATGGGCTCACAAAAACGGGAGTTGGCATTATTTTTCTAACCTTTTAAATGTGTAGCCTTTGTGGCTTTTATGGCGAATCCAATATACACAAACTGACATATTAAGGTTCCTGAACCGAAGTGTTGCGATCCACGCGACGAGTATTGTCTTCTTTTTTGAGTGCTTGAAGCGCGTCTGTGTAGTATTGTTTCCAAACTGGCAGCTTATCTAATGCTTTTAAATAACCTTGAGCTTGTAATAAAGCGCCGTACAACATAGCTTGTGGGGCAATCTGCGTCCACAAGTTTTGTTGGTTGCTTGCATCTAATGGCTGAATTTCAGCATAGTAAATAATTTCTACTGGATAAACTGTATCTGGTTTTGGTGCAAAGTTCCAGTTGCTATAATCATAGTCGGCGTAATAAAGTGGTTGGCCGTTACTAGACTCAGCTAAATACTGAGACACATAGTCTTGACTACGTAACAAAATAGGCTCGCCATTGATTTTCATAGAAACCGTTTTACGCCAACGAGACGGCTTATTTAAAATAGTTTGGTTGGTTGCTAAACTGGTTTCTACAACAATCAATTGCAAATAGGTCTTTAACTCAGCCGCGATCGATGATTCTGCCAAAGCGATAAGATTGGGAATTTGTGCAATAAAGTCGGCGTCATCCCGCTCCATATATTGCTGGATGTTCAGCACTAAACTGTCGTAGGTCATTATTACTGACATAGATTACCTTGTGTAGTAACTGATATTAGGTTGGAAGTAAATTGGTGACTTATCGCGCTCCTCGTCACTGGCTTGCTGGAATGCTTTCTCAGCTTGACCTTCTAAGTACTGGATACGCTGCAAATCAATGCCGGGTAGTTGCATTGCCAAGCTGTGTGATAGTTGTTTTTGTACGCAGTTAATCCAACGATCTGGTACATAAATTTGATTGGTCAATGATCCCACATCTTGCATCTGCACTTCAACAACTAGCTGAAACATCTGGAAGTCGTTGTTGGGTACTGGCCATAAATACATCGATGGCTCAATCGTACGATCAAACCAATACTGTAATGAACGTACTGATGGGAATTGTTTGTTTGGTAAGTTCCAGTAGTCATCGCGGTTTAAGCGCGCTAATGGAATTACTTGCTGGCTAGTTGAAAATACAATCTGACGGATTGAGAATGTAGTAGCTACAGTCTCACGCAAACGATAATATAGATAGGGTGGCGTAGTACTGATGTTATAGTATTGCCACTGCTTATCAGTCATGGTAACTGATGGGAATTGCTGAACCGTTGTCCAGTGAATACCATCGTTAGATACTTCATAAGCAAAGTTATACGTTACCGTTTCGCCAGCTGGTGCATAAGCATTAAAGCCAACATAAAAAACAGGATTGGAGCCTTGATACTGCAAACCAAAATAGTTTTCGCTAACCGTTGAAGTAGATACCAGTTCAATATTTTGCGCAAATACTGCTGGCGATTCTGGGTTATCGGCAGGGAGGTATTCAGCCGCTGTAGAATTAACAATATAAACCCAGTTGGCTTCGCGAACATCGATGGTGGTTTTTGGCAAAACCAATTGCTGTTGTGCTGTTAGGGCACCATACAATTGATTTTCCAATAGCCACAAATTAACGCCGCGATTAGACAGATTTTGCAAGTTGTAAAATAGGGCTTGCTTAGCTGCTCCAATATACTCCGGAGTTACTTCTTCTGCCGTTCTACCAGCATCACGAAATGCATAAGAAATTAACTGGTCAACATTAATTTGTGTTTGACCAGTTGTATTAGAATATGACATTTTTATTGCCTTTTGATAAATTTTCTCTAGCTGGCAATACCTGTAAATTCCAAGGGGCATGAAACCCACTTACGGTTTTTCCCTGAAGCGGAACAATGTGATCTACGTGGTATTCTTGCCCGGTATACATTTGAAACATTTTAGCCATTGTGTAAAATTCTTCAATTTGCTCAAAATGTTCTTTTGTTAGCCAAGGTAAAGTTCTTTGTTTTTTAGCAGTTTTTCTTTTTTTACTTAAAGCATTGTGTTT